TAGCAAGGATGCAATAAGTTAGATCTGCCCATGGATAGTTCATGAAACAACCCTGGACAGCCCGGGGAGGCTGTTGACTTTTTAAAAATATAAGCTATAATATAACTATCAACATTTGTTGATTCCAGATAGACCATGATTCTATGCGGAGTCGTTCAGATCAATGGCTGAACGTTGAGTTGAAGAACATATGGGAACGTATGCAAACGAGAGAATAGCGTAGCTTTTTGGCTACGCTTTTTCTCTTTTAGATTCCGTATATATCATTCTTTAACTTCCAACTTTCTCGAACATCTGGAACCGTTACGCCTGCTTTTTCTCTTGCTTCTTCTAACATTTTTTCAACGTCCTCAATACTCCCATAAGTGCAGAACTTAGAGTCTATTTTATTTCCCTTTGTAATCTCAACTCTATAATTTTTATAACCGTCCACCGTAACGAAATAATATTCATTCCCGATCTTTTCGCTGTATGAAGTCCATGCATTTACGTTAATCATTTTCTTTCTTCCTTTCTTCTGGAATCTATTTCCGTAGAGCGGTACAAGACCGCCCTATTTTTTTGTGTCTGATCTGCTTTTATTTTTCTTCTTTCGGTTTGAATTCTTCTGATCCGCTTTCGATGTAAAGCAGGAAATCATTGATTTTCTTTTCTTCCCATCCGGCTGATCTAAGACCTTCGATCAGTCTAGCTATTTCTGTCATTGTCATATCTTCCATGCTTTCTCCTTTCTCCAGTTCTCACTGGTGACTTGTAAGCTGTGCTCCTTACAAGTATTATTATATATTTATTTGTGCCTAATGTCAATACATGCATATAGAAATATTTGTGCTTAATTTGCTTTTGCTTTCTTTCTTTCTATTTTATCCAGTTCTTTTAATATTGTTTCTTTTATAAAGGCGTTGCAGCTTTTCCCGGTAAGCTCTTTTATTCTTTCTTTCGTTCCAAGTGGAAACTGGCAATTGACGCGATCAACTGTTTTCATATATTCCGCAACTGCTTTTCTACGTTGTTCTTTCTGCTTCTCTGTATATTCTGGCATCTTTCTAGCTCCCTTCCTATTTTCTTTCATTATAGTATATTAACGCCTTATTTTCAATGCTTATTTGTGCTTAATAAACAATAGACAAAAACGCTATTGTATATGTGCCTAATATTTGTATAATATGTCTATTGTATTTGTGCCTAATATCATGTATTATAATAACTGTAAACGAGATACAGCAACAGCCACACAGGACAAACAACCGGACGCCCTGAACCACTCAAGCCAATGAGGACATAAGCAAGCGATCTGATTAATTGCAAAACCTGAGACAGTAAGAAATAAGGAGGAAACAAAATGGAAGAAAAAAGATTGTACAACTTAGCACATGACGCGTTGCTTATGAAGTGGGGAAGGGAGCATGATTTTTTAGAAAAGTACCCGGATAACCAAATATCAAAGATTAAAGAACGACAGCTCTGGAATGAGTTAATAGAACTTGAAGAAGAAATGATAGCAAAGAAATTTGCATAATTAAAAAGCCGGTGCAAACCTACCAAGCGAACACCGGCACCAATCAAAAAATATTAAGAAAGGTAAGCCCATTATATCAGGGCGGAAGGTAAAAATCAATGTTAAGAACAAACAGCAGAAAAGCAATGGAGAACATCAGAAAAGAGATCATGGACAACTACAAGGCGGCAAACGAGTATTATACATACGAAGGCAGAGAAGCAAAGACAGATTTTAACGAGATCTGTGCAGACATCCTGGAGACGTTCAGAGTTGAAAAGTTAGAACACGACTGTTATTACATCGCAGGAAGAGCAAGTAAAAGCGAAATGTTCATGGACTGGATGCAGGGACTTCCAACAGCGTTCCCGGTTGCTGATGATATTTTTCTCAGATCAGCGATCGACTTTCTTGGAAATATCCTTGAAGAGACAGAGGAAGAAAAGGCAAGATACACAGAGGACAAAGCCGAGAAATTAGCTTGTAACCTTCTTTACAGAGAACTTGAGAAAGGCGCACGCAAATAGATAGAACAGCCGGGGAGCAATCCCCGGAAGTCTTGAGCAGATCAGGAGGGTAAACATGATAAAGATAGATATGTGGTATGAATATAAGCCGGAAGAAGTGACCGGAATTAATTGGAGTTTTTACGGTTACGACGTTGTATATCGTGGCAACCTTTACAAGAACGGGAAAACGATCGGAGACTTTACAGCGGACACAATGCAGGAAGTACAAGAAGCATTCCCGCAGTTATCGGAATCGATCAACAAGGCATTAAACTAGAAAGGACTTGAAACCATGAGAAAGGTAATTGACGTTATTATTTTAGCTCTATTAATTGCGGCGATCAGTTCAGCCGCCACCCGTGTATACATGATAAGAACCGCGACACCGTCAACGCCTTGTTCTATCGCATGGAATGACGAAGTGCATGACTACAGATAACAACCGCCCGCCACGGAGGAACGAAGGCAGAAAGGGAAAGGATATGGAGAAATGGCGCGTTAATTGGTGCGGTAATTATTCGGAATTTTCCGCAATTTTCGACACGAAAGAAGAAGCGAAAAAATTCTACAATTCATTAATCACAAGAAACAAAAAAATTTATAGCGTATATATAGCCGGATAAGTTCCGGCTTTTTTAGAAGGGAGATAGAACAAAATGAAAAATAGAGATATCGCGGAAATGATTTTTACCGCTTTAAGTGATGGATACGACAACGAAGAAGAACGCCCGGAGACGGTCGCAGAGCTTGCCGCAGAACTTGACAAGTTGGAAGAAGGCGCAACGCTCAAAGCTGCATTAATTGCACTCTGTGAACGTGTCGAAGATTTACAGAGCTAGGAAGGGAGGCGGCGCACATGGTAAGAAATACGGAAGGCGGGAAGATCGCATTTTATCAGGCGTGGACAGATGACAATCTATTGATTTTTGAGTACTGCGGAAGGGTTCAGGCGTTCCGAGTTATTCCAGATGGCAAATATATAATAGCCATTGAAGGCGGAACGATCCGAGCCGATCACGGCGCGAAAGGGTTAATTGAAACACTGGAAGCAATGCCAGCCGCAGACCTTGAAAAGATCATAAAAAGAATATTTTAAAACACAAGCCCGGAAGCCCTCCGGGCTATTCGTGCACCCGTTCAGGTGTTGCGCCGGTTCGATCCCGGCGGCGGGTTTCTCTGTACATTGACAATTAAACATGCTAATATGTTAATATATAACGCCATTATTTGGGCTTTCAAGGCGTTTCATTGTCGTAGCCTAACAACCTAGCACCGACTGAACAAAAGACAGCAGAACGAGCACAACCGCGCCCATATGCAAACCATAGCACGCCCACAGACCGACCGCAGACAGTCAAACGGGTAAATTATAGAATAACCATGTAAAAGCCATAGAAATGGCAAATAGAACGCCACAAGGCAGAACCACGACCCGGAGATATTACGCAAGAAAGAACCGCCCGCAGATCATAGCAGGACGGCAACAGCTGCACCGGACCAGTAGAGTCACGCTAACACGGACGGAAGAACCAACCGCGGGACCAGTAGAGCGGATCAGCTGCGGGAAAGTTATTCACACGACAAAATCCCAATAAAAAAGGACGCCGAAACCAACTAAAATTTCGACATCCAGATTTTAGCCCTCTTGAAAAAAGTACCGGTCTCTTTTTTGGGGCGAATTTTTCTAGATTCGGAAAAACGCTCTAAAAACGCGCCACTTTCCAGGCTTTCAAAAATTTTTTAATTTCTTCCAGTGCTTCCGAATCCACCTCTACTAATTTCTTTCAAACATGTTACAGCTTTGAACCATAGTTTCGGTTGATTTCTTATGACTCTGAACTGACAAATCCTGTCATCTTTGCGAATCACTGTATCACGAATCGCATAAGCCATGAATCCCCACTGGTCATCATTCCCATTGTAACTGTTGTCAATGATTCCCATACTGTTTGCACTAATGATACCAAACCGTCTAGGCGTTGATGATCTAGGCAGCACCCATGCTTCATAACCATCTGGAAGAATCATGCCGACTCCAAGCGGAATCAATCTCAGCTCACCTTTTTTCATTGCCACATCTTCTGCCGCTCTCAGGTCAATCCAGTCTCCATTTGTTACTCTGAAAATTTTTCTCACCTTGTCACCCATGCTATTCGCAAAATACTTAATACTAATTTCCATTGTAAAAATCCTCTATCTTTCTTTCTAGGTTTATCCCGACTCTAAACATTCATTCTTCAACGCTTTCAGAAAGCAACTCACTTGATTTCCGAATCAGTTCACAAGCCTGATATGCAGGACGATGAAAATTCTCACTTGCCTTTTTATCTGTTGGCAGCTCAGCTAATCCACCGTAATGTCTCTGAGAATCAGCGTTAATCTCCGCCTGACTTCTTCTTGTTTCTGTACTTCTTTTCACTGTTCATCACTCCAATCCAATCTCTGCCCGCAACCGCTACAATATTTTCCATAAGGCTTGTCTATTCCTCTAACTGAAACCCTATCCTAATCTTCTCCACTTACAATGTCTTGTGTACATCCAAATCACTTGTCCTCTTTCTTCGTGGACAACTAAAATATCACCTATATGTCTCTTTCTCCGTCTTCTGTTGCTCCACGCGCATTCCGGAAAATTATTCTTCCTCGGTCTGTATCTTCCGAAAGCTCCATGATGCCACACGTTAATTTTTTTATCATCCATCATAATCTTCTCCTAAAACCACGCCCAAAGAAACGCAAGCGCAATCACAATTGCATGAAAGCATTTCCATAATACCCACGCAAGTTCACTTTTTTCGTTCCGTCGATTATTAATCAGCCACATCCATATTGCACTATAACCGATAATCCCAACCACAATGCTTGCGATTCTTAACCCCAGCTTAATCTGTTCCATGCACATTCTCCTTTTCTAACAGTTCAGGATTGTCAAATACGTTGCCGACAACTTCCATCTCATTTAACTTGATGTACGTGTCCGTAAGTGGCATCGAATAACAGAACGGCTCGCATTTACTTAATTCATCCGTTGGAATCACTTCATAATGCCATCCAATTACACTGTCTATTACTTCTTCACTTTCCACTTCTATGACGTTAAACTCTCCGAATACTGCTTTTACAAGATCATCCGGATTACCATGACACATCAAAATGTCGTTTTCCCATATTTCCTCGCCTTTTAAATCAGTCAAATTCGCATATAGGCAAATCGTATTTTCATCAATCAGAAATTCACCCTCAAGACTTTTATCGTAGATATAATTCTCGTCACTAAGATAGCCATGCGCCCATGTTCCATTAAGATGTTCGTTACTATCCATTGTATGAATATGTTTCGCTCTAAAAAGTATTTCTCTATTCATAACTGTCAACCACCTCTAACTCTTAAACCCAAAATTCCATGTGCAGATATTTCCCCCGATACTCTGTTTCCCAATAATAATGACCGTGATAATCATCCTCACAAGATCCAGTCCATTGTTCGCACCATTCTCTGCATCCGTTATCCCCTTGCTCATCACCAGTGTGATGATTTGTAATATCCGCACAGTCTGAACACATTCCATCCATATCAAGATTTTCTTTGCACCATGTTTCTATTTCTTCATTGAGTTTATTTCTCTGCTCAATCTTGTCTACTATTTCTTTTGGGACTTTACTCATAACTGTCAACCACCTCTAACTTCTTCAGATCCTCGATAAGCCACGGTTCGTCATCTTCCCATTTGACCATTGGGAAGTCGATGTTGAGTTTTTGCAATGATTTAATCGCACCGAAATCAATCACCCATCCATCTTCACGTTTTTCAGCACTATTTTGGTATGCTATCAAATTATCGCTTTTACTTCTCACAATGTATTTGAGTTCTTCGCCAAGATACTCTAAAAACACTCTATCCTTTTTGTCTATTACTGGCTTTTCTATGTACTCGGATTCTGCCCACTCTCTTCTTGGCTTATCACAATCTTTGTTGTCATTAAACAAACAATTACTACACGAAATATAATCGCACGAATCAACTTTTCCTGTACGCTTATCAACAGCAATATCATTACCGTCGCAAGCAAGCTCCACAATCTTTTTTGAATATTTTTCTTTATTTTTCATCCTTATCGCTCCTATTCTTATCGCACTCATCACAATCACCATTCGCAGCTCCGAAGCAACCGTAACAAGCATTTGTCTGCTCTTTATTTTTCATCTCTTTTATTCTCCATCAAACACAATTACGCTTTCTCTAATTTCTGTTCTAATATTTTCATGCAGCTCATTTAAATCCCATCCGTCAGCGTATGTAAACAACATATCTTCACCATCTTCCGTGAATGGTAAACCTTGCGCCACCCAAAACTTTGTACAGCTATCAAAACCAGTATCTTTGAAAATCTCGCAGTTATACAATTCTTCTAATTGCTTTTTGGAGTATTTATTTTTCATCTACTACACCTCGCTTAACAATTTTAATGGCTTCAATAAACGCTTCATATCTTCCATGACTCACTCCATCGTTGTATTGGGCATCTGCATCTCCACCTCCTAGTTCATCACACATATCAGGTCTGCGGAGTTCTACTTCTCGAAGATTTTCAAATTCTTCAATGACTTTCTCCGCATCAAACACTGTCGGCTGTTCTACAATCGTCTCTATAAAATGCCTATGTTCCGAAACATGACAAAGCGCAGCGTTCCCGTTTCTATGCGTGTTATTTAGCATACTCGCTTCCACACATTTCAGAAGCTTATCTGCATCAATCGGTCTCATCAATCTCACTCCTTATATGGCTCTGGTAACGGCAACCAGGCAACCACCTTATACATCATCGTTCCTGCGCTCCCATTCTTGTATCTATCCCACCCAAGAAAACCATGTTTGATATCGTTCCAATGACCTCCATCTGGAAATACTAGATAGTTTGCAATGCTCATCAGTGTTTCCGGTATTCCTTCAGTTTTTTTCAGGGTTACCAGACAGTTTTTTTCGTCTTTCGGCAACCTCTCACTCACTGGAATCCACTTCTGACTTTGCAGCGCAATAGCAATTTTCGCAAGTTCGATAGCATCAAGCCATTCTCCACATTTTTCTTTTTCCTCAAACTCAGCTAACTTCTCAATAGCTTCTGACAGCTTGTTCTTGTCCTTAATAACTGCTTTACCGCAGTGGTATGTTGTTAGTCTCTCTTTCATTCCCTCACCTCTTCCAGTAAGCCATTCACAACCAATTCGCACTCAATCTCGGTTGCTGTCCGCTTGTCGCTGAATTTACAGTTTGGATTCTTGTGTATCCTTGCATCTTTGATAGGCCATTCAGATTCCGTAAAATGCTTACTGTCCACAAACATCACTCTGTGTCCGTTCTTCACGCAGAGATAGTAACTCTCTGCGCTTTTTGGAAGTCCTCGGCAAGGCTTGAATCCGAATCTCACAAACTCACTTGCCTTTACCTTTGGTCTTAATCCCACGATATCTCACTCCTTTTTCATACTTTGTACATTCCGATGGATCACAACCACGTTCATGGTCAGTGATTAAAATATAGTCGCAGCCTTTTCTTGCATCAGATGCTCTGTATTTACACGTCATGCAAAGATGTCTGTCTCCGTTGAAGCTATGTACTTCTCTTTCTTTCCTTCTAATTTGACCGGCGTATATGCTAATAGTGCTATAGGAAAGTCCAGTTTCTTCTGAAATCTGCTTATATGTCTTTCCCTCTTTCATCATCTTTTTGATGATCGCTTTCTTTTCGCTTGGCTCTTTCATTTCTCCATAACCTTTCAAATCTCTTCATCTGCTGGAAATTGGAACACATACTTTTCAGCAATTTGATTTACAGCATTTCCGGTTAATGAAATTGACACTTTTGCTAAATTCTCATCTGTTTTTGGAATTACCAGCTTATTAAATTCGCACTGTGAATATTGCTCTCTGCACATCTCCATAGCCTTCATTGCTTTTTCTTTGGTGGAATATTTCGCCATTATAATAAAATCGTTATTTCCCAAGTCATTTAACGAATATGCAATTACTTTTTCATCGAGAAAAACGTGAATCGTTGTTTCCTCGTAAGGAATATCAAACTCTTTGTCCTGACTAATGATTCTCATAACTAACTCCACCTTTCGTATTCCATGCGCACATGTCGCAATCCTCAGGACATACATTTGCCTTTATTGCTCTCTTGCACATCTCTATTTTCAATTTCCTATCATCCTCAATGTCCTTGATAAAACCGAGTTTCCTCAAGATTTTATGAATCAGTGATTCTTTTCGCACTTTATTTCCCTCTTTCTTCTTGCCATGACCATGTGCTTTCCGCTTTTCTGCAATCCACCATAAATCGAATCACATATTGCTGATATCCCAATGTTTCTCGACAGACTCTCAAAATAAATTGTATCCGTCTTTTCCCACGTCCTTGTTGGTGCGTGGTAAAATCTTCCGTCTGCTGTCTCTACCATCGTCTGTTCCTCACATGCCGTAGGTGTGTAGAATTTCACACATATACCTCGTACACCTGATTCGTAACATCTGATTTTGTCACCGATATCAAACCTTCTCATTTTTCTCTTCCTCTGTGATACTTCACTTTATTGTTTTTGATTGCATCCCATACAATCCTTTTAAATTCTTCATCTGTAATCGCTATTACTTTCCCATGTTCCAATCTTCTTTCTTCAACAAGATATATAGCGTTGCTCACCTTGTCCAAATCAAGTATTGCGATATCTTCCGGATGCATAAACAAAATACGTTTATTTGACAGCTCTATTTTTAGCATGGCTTCTTCAAGCTCTCTTATAAATTCTTTACCATTCATCTTTTCTTTCCTTTTTAACCAACAGTTATAATCGCCGGATTTACAACACCGTCACCGTCATATTCATATTCCTTGTTGTGCCACTTTCTTAGAAATTCTCCGTATTCCCAACATTGAGAAAGAATGCTGACAGCTGCTCCATACATAAATCCTGTGATTCCCTCTTTATCCGCTTCATAGCTCAGCTGCTTTGCATTATCAACAATAACTTTCATTTCATCATCTTCTGATGCTTCTATCTTCTCTTCCATCATTCCTGCCCATCTTTCAGCATATGTAAAACACGCTCTGCCATATGGATCACTGTTTTTTTCATACCAGTCTTTATATTCCTGTTCTTTACCTTTTACAATTTTCATCTTCATTCTCCTTCACATAATCCGGGCATTCTACCGCATATTCGTAGCTGTCTATATCATCGCACTGAATATTGCATTGGTCTTTTATCTGACATTCCAGACAACACGCATTCTGTCCATACAAGCAATAATTCTTGCATCCCATTTACTGTTCCTCTTTCCATTTCTTCATCAGTCCTCATAATTCATTACAATTGTAATTACTTTTACCAACACTTTTTGAATCTGATCGTAAATGTGATGGTCATCACCGCCGAAGTGAGAATACAGCTTTGCATCTTCTTTTCCTCTGTCATAGCAATCTTCCATAAACTCAAAGCAGTAAATATCATCTTCCTCAATGATTTCTCCGTTCTCTCTCCACTCATAAAGAATACGTCCTTCTACCATTTCGTTTACGATATCGTCAGAACACTTTCCACCGTTCAGACACTTGACGCAGCAATCAATATATCCTAACTTGTCACAATATCTATATTCTTCTGCTGTTTCAGCTGTATAGTCATTGAATGACTCTTTTATCTGCTCTTCAAAATCTTCCGGAAGATCGAAAATATCTACTTCAATGTCTCTCGGCAATTTAACCGTATATTTTCTCATAATTCGTTCCTTTCTCCTTAAAAATGCGTAAAAAAATACCAACCACCGAATAATTGATGGTTGGTAAACATTTTATTTTCTTATTTTCTTTATTAACTGTTTTAGTAATATAACAGCGCTGTATATAATTATTATTCCCGTTATTGCTAGCCCTATATACATAATATAAGTCTTAAGTTGAAAATTCTTCGTACATATTGCCATGAATATAACAAAAATCATTTCAATTACAACAAGTCCAACTGAGAATCCAATGTTATATAATATATTGAATTTTGTTTCTTCTTTGTTATTTGAGCTTTTATTTACACCATTAATAAAATTCATAGCAATAACAGCTATCAAATTGGGAATCAATGCGACAAATGAAATAGAAAATGATAAAATCAATAATTTTATAATATCAATCTCCAAATACATATTCCTATTCCAAACAAAAATCAAAACATTTCCTGGCACAATAAATCCTAATATAACTGTCAACACATAACCAACTTTTGTTGTTAAAAACTCAATCAATCTATCCATGATTTCTCCTTTTTGATATGTTCAATACGGAAATTATACCACTCCAACCATCAATATTCAATTGTCAAGGTACTGTTATTTATTCCAAGTCAATAACTGACACGCTATCGTGCAATCTTCCATGACTTCTGTATTAATGTTTCCTCTGTTTGGTTCTAATTCATCTAGGAATACGCCTTTGATACAAGTCCTATTGAACCGTCTTTCTTGCTCTGCTCTTCTAGCAAAAACATCTGGGAAATCTACTCGAATTTTGTTCCAATATCCCATACCGCCCTTAACGCAGCCGATACAGTTATTATTCGGATACCCCATGTCATACATAACAGGTCTTTTAAGTCCTAACTTCCTTGCGATACCGTGAGCCACTTCTTTCGTGAGTCCGTTTTCAATGAGTGGAAACTCGTGATCGTAGTCACTTAATGCCTTACACACTCTGTCAGCACGATTCTGTTCGTCAACATCGTATCCCCACACATAAGTGTGATGGTCAGGGTTTTCTCTTTCCCATTTTTTCCTAACTTCTTTTTTGAGATATCTTGTGCACGGAGCACCAAAAGGAGTGTTCATCGTGTGAGTAAAATTCATTACATCTTCTACTGACGAAAACCTATCCGATTGTAAGATTGTAATTTTTCTACCCAATATCCTTTCGCAATCGTGCAAAAATCTCAAAGAATCAGGATGCTGATCCGGTACATGAGTATAAATAATCTCGTCTACATCCTTTGCTAAATAACACGCTACAAAACTGCTTATTCCTGTTGAAAACCAACATACTTTCATAACACCACGCTACAAATCCATGTATCGTGGATAGATTAACAATCGGCTTGGATGCATTATTAAGTGCTTATTTAGGCACAGCCACTCCGTCAATCTTTATGTATCAATTCACCATACTAATCTTGATACAACCTCGGTTTACCGAGGATTCGTTATTCCTTTCTTTCTCTTAATCTAACCATTTTCTACTTCCATAAAATCCGATAACTGCATCTGTCCAAAAACATTCCTCTTCTGAATCCACCAATCCCAGCAAACCAGTCTATGATTTTCATTTTGGCATCACCTCCGGGAAATCACTTAAACTCATTTGCGCTGTATGTTCTTCCAATCTTTTCTTGGAAAGTTCATAATAGTGCTTATCCAATTCAAATCCAACATACTGCAGTCCGGCATCATGCGCTGTTATCAGACTGCTTGCGCTCCCAACGTGCGTGTCCAATAATTTCATTCCTCTTTCTGTGTATCTGTCAAACAACCATCTGTACAACATCACTGGCTTTTGAGTAGGGTGTATCCGCTTTTCATTCTTTTTCTTGTTTCCTTGCTGGATATGCCCTTCCTGTATGCTCTTTCCTTGGAACATTCCGTTCCACATATACCGAAATAGCCTCACGCTGTCATGGAAACTGCAGAATGCGATTTCGCAATCTGAAAAATCTGTATTGCCATTGCATTTATCCCATACAATCCTACCAGGAGGGAAATGATAGTCAAAATAGTTACATCCCCAAACGATCTGATTCTTGGAGACCCTAAACAATTCATCAAAATACGCTTTATCTGGAATTATCCATTCTGCAGATTTCTGATACACTCTTTGAACTCCAATCGGGCTTATGCGTCTCCCGTAAAATCCTCTTTTCTCCGGTCCGCTAAAATATGGCGGGTCTACAACGGCGATGTCGAAATATTTATCTGGAAATTCTTTCATGCCATCCATACAATCCATGTTGTAATATCCGAAATCTAACATTCCGTACCTCCGATAAAATCAAATATATCCATCTGTCCTTGTTGCTTCCATGTTTCCGTACAAATCCCACACATTCCCAGTGCATCCTTGTACTTCACACCGTTGTTCTCAAGATTCATACAAATCCCATAATGTTTCGGGTGTGTTACGGACATTCTCTGGAATCTGTTTGGCTCTTCTTCCAGGTGCGCTCCGAATCCACAGAACATACATCCTGTTCGTTGTTCTCCTGTTGTATAATAGTTACCCTGCTGATCTTGCTTAATATCTCCGTACACAGAGCATATTTCCACATCATTTTCGACCACGTATCTTAATACGTCCTGTCTGTCCCAAAATCCTAACGGCTGTGATTTAATTTTCTTCCCGTCATACACATTACAGCCTGTGCTTGCGTATAGATGTGCTCGCATGAATCCCTCATCCTGTGTTGTTCCGATATATGGTTTTCTGCCGGTGCGCTTTTCGTATTCTTTAAATGGTTTCTTCTTCATAATGTGACAGCACTTCTCAGATGTATCAAATTTTGCGTCCAACAGAAACTTCCATTTTTTTGCCAAAACTCCGAACTTTCCACGCTCGTCCCCATTCAGCAGATAGTTTCTATACCGATCTGATAAGTTCCCGTGTCGCAACTTATGTATTTTCAATGCCGTTTCTTTCGACACAAGCGGGAATCCGTATTGGTCAACGACCTGTTTAAATGTAATCCTCTTTCCATCCTTTTCTCTCGGATAGATTTCTTCAAACTCTCCAGGTGCTTTCCTTGCAAATCTCACGATTTCTGGAAATTCCAAACCTGTGTTAGAAAAGACGGCCGGGACATCATTTCCTAATATTTTTCGGATCATATGTAGTAGCACCGTGCTATCAAGTCCAGCAGAATAGCTTAAATACACTTGCCCATCCCAGTTGTAATGCCATTCTCTTATACGGGTTTCTGTAAGCCGTAGCTTTGTTTCATATGGCAGATATTTTCTTTGCGAGAACTGCCAGTCATTTAGTTTTAAGTCATCTTCTTGTATATACATCTTCTCGAAAGGAGCCGATATATCTTTGCCCGGCCGGAGCTCCAACTCCTTTCTGTAATTTACATACTTTCTAACAGTACGGTTTTAAGTTCCAAAGTACCATCCGCTTCTATCCATGCGACAGCCAAAAAATCATTGTCGTAGGCACACGAAGAAAAACCATCTTCAAATCCAACCTCGAACTGTATTCCTTTTTCTTCCAATGCAGATTTAATTTCTTCGTCCATTCCAAAATTGTTTCCATCTTCATCTTCACGGTATCTCGAATAGTATTCGTCACTTTCTCGATAATACTTTTCAATAATTTCTTCTATTAATTCTCTAATCATCACTTCACCTCATTTGCCACCTGGAATCCCATCCTTGCCACATTCCTAAGATTATCCTTAATCAGCGACTTATTCGGCTGTCTGTTGGAACACAACCATTGTCTGTCTCGGTCATCCTCCCAGTCTTTGGCATTCCATTCGTCCAAATACTCATACTCAGCTTTCGCCACCTGTAAGCACTGAATCATGTAATCTATCTTTTCTCCTGTGTTCATGACTACTCCTTTACCCAGCAGATGCTTTCAAATACTGTAAAAAACTTCCCAACATGTTTCTGACAATATTCTTTCAAAACTCTCTCTTTTGCATCCATCGGATTTTCTCTTTCAGTAAGTTCTTCTTCATACACACATTTTCTCCTAAAGCCTGTATCTTCAATCACACGAACAATACCTACTGATTCCGTCTCAATTGGCTTTTCCTCATGGTCTTTCTTCCACTGCTTGAGGATTTCAATTACTTCTTTTGGTTTATCTCTTCGGAAAAAATGACATGACATTTTCCCTCTTGCTTTACCAATAGGACATCCGTTATAGCATTTGTTTTCACAACAAATTTCACCTAAAATCCTAGTTGCTTCTTCTGCTGTCAGTTCGTCCTCTACTAATCCTTCAAACATTTCGTCTGTCCATTTCCAGATTCCTTTATCTTCCTCAATGCAGTAGCAAGTTAGGTATACTTCCGAAATTGCCACAACGCTACCTTTGTAGTCACTCATTTCGGATACAAACGTATAAGCTCCATAGCTTCCATTAATCTGCAAGTCACTCCTAACTCTTACCTTGTCTCCAACTTTGTATTTCATTGCTTACTTCCTTTCTCTTCCATCATCTTTCCAGTAGCTTCCAGCACATCTGCAACTATCTTTGATACAGTTTTCGTGTTTCCGTACTTCTCGCTTAAATCTCTTCCAGCTTCAATCAATTCTTCAAAACTTTCATCTGTACCGCTTCTTCCAGCAAACATTTTCATCAGCTCTTCGCATTCTTTCTTTAAATCTCCAAGTCCCGATAGTTCACTGAATGGAATCTCTGTTTCTGTTGTCGAATCAAATCCGTCACTCCAACCATACTCGATATTCAAATCATCGTTTTCGCCATAGATTCGTTTTGATCGCTCGTCATACATCACAAGAAAACCTTCTGTATTGATTCTTCCGAACAATCTGTTTTTCGGAACGGTAATTCTTCGATAAGTGTTACTTAGCTCTTTATCCTTGCTGTATCCAATAACAAGTGATGCCAAGTTTGAAATATCCCCTGCACCACTAACTTCATCAGTCTCATTACTGGAAAAGTTATTCTTCCTCTTGTGCGCTACCAGTAAAATTAAAATATTGAATTGCAATGCCATTCTTGCAAGTTTCTTCATGAAAAGACTCTGCTTCTCGTATTTGTCACTTCCCTTTTCAGCATCTAGGTCAATCGCAGTCATTAAGTTATCTATCAGGACAACATCAACCCCATACTGTAATACGGTCTGTTTTATGGTGTTGCAGATATCTTCTTTTTCATCGCTTTCAACCAATGTGCTGTCATAAATAAATGCTTTTCCACGATACCAAGAATCAATCAAGCTCTGATTCTGATTTGATATCTTCCTGGAGACATCTCCGAACCTATTCGTTGTCTCAATGATGTGCTGTGCTCCGGCAATCTGAAAATCAAGCCATGCTTTAAACAGATAGTTTGGAAGCTCTCCCGAATAAGCAAATATCTTGTGCCCATCTTCTATCGCCCTGCCAATAATCTGACTGGCGAACGTTGATTTTCCTTCTCCCGGCTTTCCAGTGATAAGCACTACTCCTCCGAAGGGAATACCGCCGTAAAGCAATCTGTTACAGTCATTTATCGTAGAATCCAGCTTTTTCAGACTGTATATATCTACACTTTCAACGTCAGCAAGCTCTTTGACACGTCTGACAGGCTCGAATTCGGCATTTTCTACCGCTAGGCGAACATACTCACACCCATGCTTAATCAAAAGCTCATTTGCGTCTTTACAGCCTTTGTAATCATCTTCTCTAACATGCTTAATCTTTTCCGGAAATCTGCTCTTCAATTCTTTTAGTAAGGTCATTTCGCCTTTTTCGAAATCTCCGAACACGACAATCTCTTTAAATTTGTTTACCCAATCGAAACAATATGGAATCCAAGTAAATCCCTTTGCTCCGTTCGGAACGCTTACAGCATTATCAATTCCGGCAGTAGCTACGGAAAGGCTATCTAACTGCCCCTCCGTAATTACAAGTCTTGAGAAGTCCTTGCACTGTTTCATTCCAAACAGAATCGGCTTACAATTCGTTTCACACCACTCTTTATTCTTGTCCGTTTCCTTGTTGAAGTCTGTCTTGCGGTACTTCACGAATTGCATCTTGCCTTTATCGTCATAGAATGGGAATACAAGAATATTGTCATTATCTTTCTGAGTGGTAATCTCATATTCTCTTGCAATATCTTCAGGAATCTTTCTTGATTCCAAATACTTGACTGCCGGTTCTTTGGGGATTACTGGCTTTTCAGGTGTCTTAAGTTTTCTGTATTGCTTTCTAGGCCTGTAATACTCCATGACTTGCGTTCCGAGATTAAAATCAAAATCTCTTGAAAGCGTTATCATGTTTCCAGCAGCACCGCACCCAGCTCTCATGCATTTGAATTGACCTGTTTTCAGATTGATAGAAAATGTATCTTTATCTTTTCTCGAACCACTTCCGCCATGACAGTACGGACAATAGCGGACAAACTTCAATTCATCTCCATGCTGTCTTACTGGTTCACCTACGTGTCTTGCGAAATCATAGGCATCTTCTTGTTTGAACTGATAAAACATTTATACTCCACTCTCCTGAATCACTTTCAGCCAATCCGGATGCTCCCTAAGGACTCCATAGTCAAGTCCCTGACCATCGTAGATTGCTCCGGCATCCTCAAGCATTTTTCTAAATGATGGTTCCAGGCAAGCGAAGCGATCATTACTATCTGGTTTCTCTTTCTGTTTGGCTGTTGGTTTTGGATTCTTTGGAAGTCTGCTCAACTTATCCCATATCACACCTTGATATCCGCAAGCCATGCATTCATCAACCACTGTACGCAATGCATCGATTCCGTAATCACGATAAGCCGATACAAATTGTGTTATTGCTTTCTTCAAACCCATTTCCGTGAGATGATGTGTTGACTTAGGCTTCTTTTCATCCTTGTATGTCATCCATTCTCTTAAGCAATTCAGCAAATCATTGTCTGATAGTACAACTTCGCTTTTCGGATGAATTCCGTTATCAAGCAAATATTCCAAGTTAGCAAGATTAGAACTTCTTCCAAAAGAGTGTTCCTCTCCGATAGGAGACTCTATACTCTTATCTATACTATTCTTTTCTTCTCTATTCTTATCTATTCTATACTGGGTATCCGACTGGTCTACCACTGGTATACCAAGTGGTAAATCGTCATCAGATTCCGCAGCATTTCTAAGGGAATATCTACCATTCGGCTGTACTGTTAGGTGAGCTTTCTCTTCCTGATAAATTGTTTCCGTGTATCTGTCTTTCCTCAAATAATTATTGATTCTCCAATGCTTGATTACGCATATCCCGTCCGGAAACTGGATAACAAATGATTTTGCAACAAGCAGATCATAGTCATTCTGATTCGCTCCGATAATCTTCATTACTTTCTTTGCATTATTGAGGAATCCATCATCGTCAGCTCTCATGGATAGATGGAAATATAATGCTTGAGTGGATAGTGGCATTTCTAAGAAAGCATCTGAATCAATAATCTGTTTGGAAAACATTCTTTTTTCTGCCATCTAAACACCTTCTCCCTGTAATAACTTCAACACCATTTCACCCTGATCTCGATTGTGACAGAACACAAATTCAACGCCATATTTCTTCTGCATAGTCATGCAAGCTTTCATAAGCGTTTCGCCTTTAGTTGCTGTAGGATACCTCTGTGTACGCCTGTATATTGGATTTCCACTCTTGTAATGACCAATCACATCATTTGTACGCTTCATCACAAAAAGTCTCGGATTTTTCCATTTATGAAGCTCTTCCAATGTTCGGATTGTCGGATTGTATATATCTTTCGTTCCATTAATCAGTCCACCGACATTCTGTACCAATACATACAGCTTAATTCCATTGTTCTGCGCTAAGATACATTCATCACGGAATCTTTCGTGTTGCTTACCGCATACATTTCCAACAAGCTCCTGAATATCTTTTTTGGTGTCTACCGTTACGTTGTATGTTCCGAGAAAATCCATTTTCTTCACTGGAATCCCTCGCTGCTCCTTCCGGAAGATTACATTCATCACTTTGTCATTCGCTAAAATATAATCACCGGTCGGCAAAGGAGCTTCTATCACTTCTATCCCAAGCTTCGTCCAATAGCGTTCTTTTTCAGCGTGCTTACCGTCCTGCTGCCCCTTATCACTAATCAGTATCACTGGAATCACCTCTCTTGTATGTTCGTTCGCTTTCTAAATAGTCCTCTTGCTTCTCCTGACGCTGTATCGCACCTTTTAATCGCTTCAACGTACTTTTGTTGTTCTCCGAGTTGATAAACTCATAGACAAGCTCGTAGAGATCGCAGATATCTTTATATTTACGTCTTTCCAGTCTCTCATGGTGATACTCTGTAGCCAGTCTGTTTCGCTCATTTCTGTTGTTGGCAAATTCAAACTTATGCGCCCAGTAGATATGTCTTTTCATTGAATCAAATTTGCCTACTTTTTTCTTCGCTGATTCGTAGGATTCCTTTGTATCCTCAAGGAATTGAATAAAACTTTTTAATTTCTCAGACGGTCTTGTTTCCGTTTCCAATCAATCCTTCCTCCTTTCTTCTTAAATACCGCAAATGGTCATATTCCTTACGTGATAATCTTCTAGGACACCACTGCGGAGATAATGTTACTTTTTGCATTACTAAGTGCATTTCAACTATGCACAATCTTTTAAAATCCGTACCTTTATCATTCTTTACAAGCACACAATGCTTGCATTCATTACAACGTGGCTGATATTCTCGAACCTTCGCCCGGTAATCCCTCTGCTTTTGTCTGTAATATTCCGGGTTTGCTTTATACCGTCTACGCTTAAGGAGGGCTTGAATCCCTCCATCCATGATGCAATCATCGTATGTGCAATTGAGACAGTCAGGATACGGACAATCCTTTGTTTCTCGCATTTTCTCTATCTCGTATCCTTTGCAAATACTTTTCATAACTGATGCCATCCACCATATTCACATCCACGACTTCTCCACCGACCACTCTCCCGTAAACACAATCAGGATATGGACAATGGAAACAATCTGGATGTACACATTTCTCAGGCTTCTTGTATGGCATATGCCATCACTCCTTAGTTAAACGGTAACTCCTTATCGATACCATCTGGGATATTCATGAAATCATCTGAACTAGGAACAGAGCCGCTTGCGTTATTCTGATTCTGCTGGCTTGCAGCTTTACTTTCAGCAAATTCCTGATCTTCCACTACAACGTCTGTTGTATATACCTTCTGTCCATCTTTGTTCGTATAGCTTCCTGTCTGAATGCGACCAGTAATAACAATTTTGATACCCTGCCGGAAATATTTTTCTGCGAATTCAGCACTTTTACCGAACGCTACACAGTTGATGAAATCTGCGGTCGGCTCTCCATCTTTCTTAAATCTTCTATCTACGGCCAGTGTATACCTTGCCACGGTTTTACTATTTTCTCCTGTTGTATATTTAATTTCAGGGTCTCTAACCAAGCGGCCCATCAAAATAATTTTATTCATTAATTTCTTCCTCCTTATACGGAACTCTATATTTTTCTTTCGTTTTCGCCTTGTCGTCTATGTAAACATCTGCAAAAATTTTTCTACAATCATTCCCGTGCCATTTAATCATCTCTTGGATATTTTCATTCACTGCATCAAACTCTAGGCCGTATCCTCTACACCATTCAACGGCATCTTTCAAGCGTTCTCCGCATCTGCATGTCCAAAGAATGATTTTATTTCCCTGTTTTCTGCGCTTAATCAAATGATTAATTAACGCCATGTTTGGAGAGCCAATTCCAGGAAATACGCTTTCGCACAATGTTCCATCAAAATCGACTGCATATATCACATATTTTCTTCCCATGTTTCCTCCTAAAACGGTTCCAGTTTAAATTCTTTCTCCTCGCCTTTTTCAGCAACCCAAATATCAACATCTGCATCAACTTGACTTCGTATCTCGTCTCTGAACCGCTGTGGATTGCCATTGTAGGCACTTAAATGTACCAAGCCTATACTTCTTAGGCTATCGGTATTAATGCTCTGTACAAGCCTTTTACACGTTTGTAGCTCCATGTGAGTTTCTAACACGCGTCTGTTTTTCACTCCATCATCTTCCAATGTGATGTAATCCATAGAGTAGTTGCATTCAATCAGTCCGTAATTGATATTCATTTTTGAGAAATCATATGGACAATATTCTGCATCTGTGATGAATAAAACACGTCCTTCTGCCGCATCAATCAACCAACCGTCACAATCTGTCTCTCCATGTGGTACACGGAACGGAATCACTGAGAAACTTCCTAGTTTCTTCCTGTTCATTCGTTTTATGCCCTCAATCTTTTCACCGTAAATCAGCTCAATATTTGATTGCACTTCGTCCGAACCGTAAACCTTGACACCATATTGCATGTATTGTTTGATGTATTTTGCATGATCGCCATGCTCGTGAGATAACAAGCAACCAACCACTTTTGAAGTCTGATAATCAATCGTTTTCAGCATTTCTTTTGCTGGCACACCGCACTCCAGAAGAAGAATTTCTTCCCCGGAGATAAGTACGTAATTGTTACCTTTACTTCCAGTGGCAGTAGTTTTCACTAGCATGAAACCACCTCCCTACTCACCGAAAAATTCCTTCCTAACATCGACCACTTCATACCTTGTGGCTTTCATCCTGAATGGCTTCTTATCGCCTTTACAAATAAATTGCCGACATATCTCAGGCCTTACTGGATAGATTCTGCATTTCTCTTTCAGCTTTGAATCGTCCATGAACGGACAAGTCAGGTCATAAGCCTCTTTAGATACTGGGAACAAGTGTCTGTAAGGCTTGATATCGTGAGCTTTGATGTACTGCTTAATCGTAATAATTTCTTTACTGGATAAAGGTAGACATCTTGAGCAACACGCCCCACACTGGCTACATTTTCCATCAATAGTCATGTCATAAGTGCCATTTTTCATATCCTCAATGGCATCACTTAACCACTTTGTTTGAGCTATCATTCTTTTACAATCTCCACTTCATATCCAAGTTCTTTGCAGATTTCAGAGACGGTCATTTTTCGTTTCTCATCTCTCGTCCAAATACAGTTACGTTTGTTTTTCAGCATTATTTCAAAACTAGCTAATATTGGACGAAAAACCTTCACAACATCAAGGGAAGAATCATTAGGCCATGTCATATCGCTTTTATGAGCATGTTTGGAATTAAACGTTATGTAGCAATGCTCTCCGATACCATTCAATTTTCCATCTTGATTAATAACAAGGTATTTATCACCATTTCTTAGCTCCACGACCATACCAGTTTTTAAATCTTTTAATTCCATGTCTTTACTCCTTTGCAAACTCTGGTGTTTCCATTTCAACAGCTTCAGATTCAGCCACTACAGTTTCATCTTCGATTGCAAACTCTTCTGAATTTTCGTTCTCAGCAATTTCTTCCTGTGATGCCTTATACGTTTCATCAAGCTGCAATAATGAACTGGATGCCATGCTATTAAGATTCTTTGGAAATTTCTTAATTGCATTGTTACGCATTTTACGGACAATCATTGCTTCCGGTGTATCAAGCCACGCTGCGCTAATATACGGTTTAGCAACTTCACATTTCAGAATATCTTCCAGAGTCTCACACTCGCGTACCGCCGATAGAATTTCCTCTTTTTTCGCATTGATTTTTGCTTTTTCTTCTGCCGTAGCATCATATCTTGTGCGGTCTTTCCCTTTCGAATTTTTACCAGTTACAAATCCGAAAGTCTCATTTAACATATTATTTTTGATATGAGCAATCAGATTTGTTCTTACCGGTTCTCTTTCTGCAATCAGATATTCGATTGTTCCATCTTTGAGTTTCACTGGATATACAACTCTCACCGTCTTGTCTGACAGCCCTTTAGGAGTCCACTCCGCAGGCTCAATCTCAATACCTCTTCTGCGAGGATATGTGAAGTCATCACCCTCTTTTACAAGCCACACTGGATAAACAGTGTCTACGTTATTTCCAAACTGTCTGAGCAGCGCATCGTTCCCGTCACCTTCAACGCCCATCTCGACCATTTTTACCCACTGTCCGCCAACTTGTTTACTTCTGAGCTGGAAGAAAACCTCTCTCGGCATCGCATTAGCATTAAGTTTAAGGCTTGCACACTGAGCAACAACCTCTCTTAGATTAGAAGTATTAAGATTGTTCATGTCAGTCTTATCCGTATTCTGCACAAGCTGATAAATTGCTGACATCGCATTCATTGCACACTGTTTGGAATATTCATCGTACTGAACGCCATTCTGCTCAAAATCCCTTGAAACGAGTCCAGTGATCGTATTTGTCCACTGGCTCAAACCAGTGGTAAATTCTTGCTTTTTAGCAACTTCATTTTTCTCTGCCATTACTCTTCTCCTTTATTTAACCTCTCTGCACCATTCAGGAAAGATACTGAAAGTGCCGATAAGTCCTAACATACTGCTTTTGACAATTACTTCTTTCCCATCACAATCGTTAATCCATACGTTGGCAATATTGGGAAGCGCTCCCATGCTAGATAAATCCTCTCTGCAAAGCTCGGCATCAAAGACATATTTCTTACCATCTTCAAAAGTCTTACCTTTATCGAACATATTCATAAACGCTTTGAGCAATCCAGTAGGTTCAGATTTCTTAAATTCATTCTCTAAATGCTCGTCAATCACACTGTGAACTTCTTCACGCAATCCATCTCTTGGCTTATCGCTTGAAAGTATATCGAAAACCTTATCTCCATCTTCTTTTCCGAATTTCTCAACAAGTATTTTTCTCATACCTTTAGCAATTACGTTATAGTCATTCATCAAATCATTGAGTGTACCACTCATTTCAAGTGTTCCTGTTTCTTTACCTTCTACACGTCCAGTTTTAATCATCTTTTATCCCTCCATAACTTTCAGCTCTTTATCGTCAGTTACCGTTAAATAAATCATCTGAGCATCCATCTCAGGCACATTGAAGTCATTGATACTCTCCGCATTATCCACGAATATCGGACAGCTAACTCCGTACAGATTCGATAATGAATGGATAATGTCTAACCCAGCTACAATTCTGTGACCATTGTTCAGACTGGACAGTGGAACTCCATTCACCGTACATTCACAAGTTTCTTTCAATCCACCATTGATTTGTTCTGAGAACAGCTTGAATGAAACAATCTTGAACATTTCATTGATTTTCTCAGAGATCATGTTCATTTTTGTTCTGATGAAATCTTCCACAAGGTCAATCATCATTTCCTGATTAGCAATCTTCTGTCCGACTTCTTTCTGTTCAGCCTCAAGTTCTGCGATACGTTCCTTTACCTTGGAATTGTCTGCTGCCAAAATTTTTCCGGCAATCTCCGCAATTTCGTCTTTCAGAATTGATTTTTTAGCTTCAAGCTCAGCGTTATCGGAAACAACACTGGAAAGCTCTGCAATCTCTTTCTCAAGTGCCGAGATTTTCTCGTTAGTTGCCTTGTATTCAGCATTATTGGAGATGTCAGCAACTTTTGGAATCTTATCGAGCTTGCTCTTTTCTTCTCCGTAAACACGTTTTGCTTCTTCAATTTTCTGTTCATAAGTTTTTACCGCAGACTCGAATGTTCCCCATTTATCTTTAGCTTCATCCCTGAGCTTGGCAGCGTCACTTCCAGCTTTTGTAATGTCAGCTAACTTCTTTTCATGATCCGCTTCAAAATCAGCTTTACGCTTATTGTAATCGTCCTCATGAGCCTGTTTGCGTGCTTCATAATCAGCAATGTTCTTTTTCTTCACATCTTCCGGCAATTCCTGACCGCAAGTAGGGCACACAGTAGCACTGTCTGATAATGGCTCAAGTGGAACAAACTCTGGAAATTTCTTAGCTTTTTCAGCTTTCCAGTCATTAAGAAGTCTTTTTACATCATTCTCATGCGCATGATATTCACTCTGAACAGTTCTTCCATTGTCTCTTACTACCGATAATTCATACAGTAGATTCTCAAAAACTTCACGCTTCTTATCCACTTCTTCTCTGATCTGAGCAGAATCATCAAATAATTTCTGATTTGCTTTATTCTGAATTTCAGATAAGTGGAATTTCAGATTCATAATCTCTTCACGCTTACTGTTAATTTCTCCTGTCTTTCCGTTACCACCTGACAGATCAGCTTCAACTTTACTCAGTTCAGCTTCTTTAGCCGCCTTTTCTACTTCAAGTGCTCCGACATCAGCAATTACAAGTTGTTTTAATACTTCATCAATTCTTGCTGGAAGCTCAACCATGGTTTTATTAAGTAAGCTCTTGGCTTTTGTGTACTTCTTTAGAATGTCATCTGTACTGGCAATTCTTAATTCCGGAATCAGTGTTGCGTATCTTTCCCCGAACGTTCCGGCAATCTGTTCGTCAGTGAAATCTCCAACAAACTCCATAAGTGTTTCACGCTGTTTCTTCCAAGGAAGTGAGTTGAACGCTGCTGGGTTCGTAATCAGATTAAATACATCTTCGTCAACAATTTCAGAAATAAACTCTTTAAATTCCTTCTGTGACTTCGGATATCCGTTAATTTCAAACTCATTTTGGTTTCCCTGGAACTCTCTTGAGTCTGTACCTCTTTTCTTAACCCACTTCTGTTTCTGAACTTTTTTCAACTCAAACTCTTCATCATCTACAGAAATTCTTGCCTTAACGGAAATCTCAATGTTGTCAATCATCTTTCCGTCTGCATCAAGTGGTCTGATATCAAAATCAGAACTCCCAAGTGAATCCCTGTTAAACAGTAAGAATGTAAACGCATCAAAGATAGTTGTCTTTCCAGTAGCGTTTGCACCGCAGATTTTTGTCTTATCTGCGAAATCAATTGTTCTGCCGGTACACCCTTTAAAATTCTGAATGTCCATTGACAGTAATGTAATTCGTTTCATTGTCTCGTTATCTCCCTTTCATTTTTGTCGATAATAATTACTGCATTATCGGTCTTGCGAATCACATGAAGATAAACGTCATCTTCAAAGTAATTCATCCATTCCATAGGATTAAGTCCGACATATGCAAGTAGCTTCTTATTTTTCAATGTAAGTTTCTTCGGTTGCTTCATTTCTACTCCTATGCTATTATTAAGTTGGTTTTATAGCCGAGTGCCTGAAGGTTGCCGCCTTTGTTATGGCACTCTTTTTAATATCCGCATATCGCCCACACCGCTGTCATGAGTATTGGTATTGCTACCGCTATCACTCCTACAAGAAATGGTGTCAGGTCATTGTCAGATTCATCTTCTTTCATTACTGGAAGTTCTCTGCGGATATCAATTACTTCGAGTTTCTTTCTCTTGATATCAATTCCATCTAACACTTCCACACCTACTCCCTTGCTTTGCAAACCATCAGTGAAATGTTTAGCGACTCACGTTTAATAGCTGCATTCAGTTCTTCGATTGAATTGATTCCAAGTTCCTTAAGTCTTTCTTCAATCCGCTTTGCTTTCTCGTTCACGCTTAACACCTCATTCCTTTACAAATTTGTAACCGATCACTTTGATTCCTCTCGGAACACCATGCATTTCAATGAGTCTCAGCTTTTCCAAGCCATTCAGATAATATCTTGCTGTGCTAGTGCTTATATGGAAGTGATCCGCAATCTCTCTTACTGTTGGTGGATAGCCGACATCTGAAATGAAGCTGATAAGATATTCATAAACCTGTTCTTTCATTTCATTCACCCTACGCTTCCTATACTGGCAGGCGCATCTGAGCATTTTCAGCGTCAATTTCTTTCTGCAAGAACATTGGAAGTTTATATGATTCAATAATTCTGATAGCTAAATCACATTGGTTACGCTTGATAGCTTTATAGGTATTGACACCAAACTCTCTCCGGAGCTGTGCGTCAATGTCTCCGTAGACTTTGTGCATCAAACTCTTATTCTTATAAGCCGGAGCACTCTTGCCACCCATAAGCGGAACAACTTTCTGATTCTTCGCTCTTGTAATCTTCTGACATTCCAGCGCAAGTAAAGGCATATCCTTTTTAAACTCCTGCAAGTCATCATTGACTTTCTTAATCTTTTCTGTCAGCTCTACGTTTCCCTGAGCAAGCAACTGAATCTTCTGATCGGTTGTCATTGGCTTCTGATAAGCACCAGTCTTTCTGATTGCCGGAAGCACTTCTGAGGTAACCCAGTCTGTAAATCTTTCGGCAGATTCCTTTCTGCTTTGGAAAATCAATTTGTACATATTAGATTCATTCACAAAATTTGCATTCTGTTTTCTGCCTATGCTGTCGATGACCTCATTTGAAATGACCCCATCTTGATTCAGTCTTGTTTTCGCTTGGCTTACATTTGATATTTCCAATGCTTTGCAAATATCCGCCATGCAGAAAAACGGTTCATTATCAATAGTTACTGTTCGGATATCACCGAACTCTTCTGAATTAAAAATTTGTAATTCGTTCATCCTGTTTCCTTTCTGTGTTATAATGAATAAAAACATTTGCGAGGTACTTGTCATGTCCAAAGAAGAATTAATTATCCTTAAATACATCAATGAATATAAACAACTTCCAAAACAGCAGATTTATGAGCATTTCCAAAAGATTAATCTTATTAAGAAGATTTTCTTTCGTAACCGTTCTGCTGAAAGATTCTCTGACACTTCTATAGCTGGCTGTCTGTTCTACCTTGAAGTCAACCATGATTATATTCGTGCAAATAAAGATGAAACTTTATATACAATCACTGACGTTGGCGAGATTGAAGCCTACAGCTATGTCATTGAGCAGAAAGAAATATGGAAGAATCGTATTTATGGATTTCTCTTTGGTGTCGCAACCTCTGTTATCGCTTTATTCATTAAATGGATTGCTACGTGTCTATTGCCACTGATTGTCAAATGATATTGAATATCCATAGTATCAACATAGACGCTATCCAACCAATAATGAAGAACATCCAAAAGTCATTATCTTTTCTCATTTCCATTCATCTCCATACCAAGATCGACTTTCGCCGTCACTGGTTTGTGTAGAATGAATGGTACTCGTCTTGATTGCATTACACAGCGCATTCAACGCCATAATCTCGACTCCAAGCCTCTTCTCTACATCGTAATTACTGGATTCTCTAAGATTCTGAATGTCCTCATAAATCTGATCGCTTAACGTTTTGATTTTCTCGTTCATGCTATCTCCTTTCTACTCTTCCAGGAAATACTCAATCGGAACATCGAAGTATTTCGCAAGAATCATTAGCTTGTCCACCTTCGGTTTACTCTTTCCAGTTTTCCAGTCTGAAAAAACTGTTGGTGCAAGGCTTGTGTCTTTTGCAACTCTGTAAGCTGTGATACCTCTTTCGCTTATGAGCTGTTCAAACTTTTCGTACAATTTTAATCCTCCTTTCAATGCAATAAGAATTTTACGAAAATCCTTATTATATATTGCATTTATTAAGGAAATCCTTTATAATCTAATTGTCAGAAAGATTATAGAGAATACAAGAATTATATCCGTTAAGGTTTTCCTTAATCTGCTATTAGTATATTATGGTTTTATTTAATTGTCAAGCAGTTTTTAAGGTTTTCTTTAATATTCTCAGAAAGGAGAAAATATGTACGAAATATATCAGAAATTGCTTGATAGCCGTAATTTAAAAAATGCTGATATTTCAAGGGCAACGGGGATATCCAACATGACTCTTTCGGACTGGAAAAGAGGTAAATCAACTCCAAAACAAGATAAATTACAGAAGATAGCTGATTACTTTGGTGTATCAATCGAATATCTTATGACAGGTAAAGAGCCGACAATAGACTCTTCTACTCAAGGTTACTACATTGATGAAGAAACAGCTCGTACAGCACAGGAAATCTATAACAATGACAAGATTCTCTTTGATGTATACAACACCGTCGATAAAGAAAGACTGGTTGATTTTGCCAAGAAGCTCGCAGAACTACGTAAATTTGAAGAGGGTGATGAATGATTGTATTACAAAGGATATTACATAAATATAGTAATGCTTGATAAATCATATGGTATTCCGGGATGTGTCCGTCACAATTCGGATGATTCGTACACAATTTTTATAGATGCATCATTAAACTACGAAAAACAGCATGAAGTGTTCTTGCATGAAATGAGACATATTTTAGGTGATGATTTCAGTGAATCCGATGTGCAAATGATAGAAATGAAGAACCATATGCATGATTACTATATAGAAGTTTCAACAGAAATTTTCCCATATGTAAAGAATATGAGGATTATTGGAGCTACTTAAAGCATGGAATGGAAATGATAAAATGTTTAAAACTCTATTAGACAAATTAAAGCTCGAAAGCACAAGAGAAATGGAAAGTCAAAGCAATAGGAATGATTTTCAAGATGTTGAAGAGGGTATAAAAACTTGTCCGAATTGCGGAGATATGAATTATGATGATTATAATTTTTGCGTAAACTGCGGTTTTCCGTTAAAAGGGCATATTACCGTAGACCAATACAGAGCAAAGTTACAGAAGCAATCAAGAATTCAATCGAGCCGTTTTGATGAAAAATTTGCTCGCGATTGCGTTGCATATTGTGAATTTGATAAAACTCAAAACAACAAAACTCCGGGATTGGATGGAAATTTCAGATTTAATGATCGTAGATTCGATGATTATGCAGAGCAATTAACAAAATCAAATATTCCGGATGAGCTGCTGATAGAGACTAGCGAGAAAATTTCAAATACATATATGAATTTCGGCGTTTACATACGGATTCAAAAAGTAAAGGTAACCGAGCAATATGTAATATTTGAAATCATTCCAGATTCAAGTACTAAAGTTAAGAGCATTCTTAAACTGGAAAATGAGATTTCTCTAGCTTTAAAAACAGACGTAATCATCAATCCAATTTACCAGAAAGGGTTTATCGCACTTATAATTTCGACAAGATATTATGATGAAAGAGAATGAATCGGTATAACCGCCTAGTGCGATTATATAAATTACAACAGGTTTTAAAGAAAGAGGGGCACTTATGAAAACATGGAAATTAGTATCAGGAATTATATCAATTGTTTTGTTTGTAATTGTTGGTTTCCAATCTTGCGCTGTAGGAATTGGGAACACATTACAGGATAACGGCGAAGTTGGAGGATCTGCCGGAATAATCGTAGCGATCATGCTTCTTGTTGGAGGTATCGTATCCATCGCTACACGTAATGGCGGCAAAGGCGGTAATATTGCTCTCATCGTTCTGTTTGGACTTGGAGCGCTTTGCGGTTTCACTATGGGTGGAAGTTATTCAGATTTAAGTGTATGGGCTGGATGGTGCTTAATTTGCACAATTTTAGCAATCGTATCACTTGTGAAGAAACCTAAAAACAACTAATTAAGAAAGCAATTAAAACCTGTAAAATAAAAACCGCCCCTACGCCAATAGGAACGGTTTAGTTGAAACATACGCCAATATGTTTCAAAATAACACTCCGAAGAATGCCATTTATTACCAATAAATATTGTATCATCTTCGGAGCAGCCACGCAAGCGAAACAAACGTTCTCCGCTGGCTGTTATTTTTATACTCATTTTTAGGAAGGTTGGTACTATGTCAGAAGATAAAAGAATCGTAGCATTGTACGTTCGTGTGTCTACTGGATATCAGGTGGATAAAGACTCTCTCCCATTCCAGAAGAAAGAACTGAAAGCATATTGCGAACACGTACTGCACATTGATAAAAAACGTATCGAGATATTTGAAGATGCCGGAAAGTCGGGAAAGAATACCAAACGACCAGCGTTTGAACGAATGATGGAGAAAGTAAAGTTAGGGCAAGTCTCTCATGTGATCGTGTACAAAATTGATCGAATCTCACGAAACCTTGTGGACTTCTCTCTCATGTATGATGATTTCAAGTATAACAAAGTCACATTCATATCGCTGAACGAGCAATTTGATACCTCTAGCGCAATCGGAGAAGCTATCTTGAAGATTATCCTAGTGTTCGCAGAACTTGAGCGAAAATTAACCTCAGAGCGTGTCACGGATGTAATGATAGGCAGAGCGCAGAGCGGATTATGGAACGGAGCTAGGGTTCCATATGGTTGGGACTGGGATGATGAAAAGAAATGTCCAGTACATTCTAAGACAGAAGCAAAATATGTAAAACAGATGTACGAAGATTATCTCAATGGTGGCTCAAGCGTATCAATCGCCAAAAGCTATAATGCGAACAAGATTCCAACCAAGCGCGGCGGAGAATGGACTTCTAAGACAATTGCCGATGTAATTCGTAACCCAATGAATAAAGGTGACTACAGATATAATTACAGAGAGTCTGCCAGAGGGCGTAAAAAGCCTCAGGAAGAAGTTATTTATATCAAAGGTATATTTGAACCACTTGTGTCTATAAATGACTGGGAAAAGGCAAATAAGCTCATGGACGGGCGTGGATTAAAGATGAACTCAAGCGGACAGACAATCATGAATAAGCGATGCAATGTATTCACTGGTTTAATCTTTTGCGGAAAGTGCGGAGAACGATACAATGTTAGAAGCAAGGACAGTAGACAAGGAAGTGGATTCCGACCATCATCTTATGCGTGCGGGAAGAGATCACGAAAAGGAACTTGCGACAATCAAAATGTCAGTGATGTAGCGATAGCTCCTATCATAATCAATTACATAGCTGCTATGGTTGATATTACCAAGCATAAAAGACACATCAAGACAACGAAAGAACTTGAACAAATAATTCTCAAACGGATCAGCTTTTCTGATATCGTCGGAATTTCCGAAGATAGTTTGAAGGACACTTTGGATTTACTATATGGGAAGAATGGAACTCAACTATGGTCAGCAAACACAGTCAGCCAAGAAGATAAATCAGAGAACAAACAAAAGCTAACCGAACTACAGGCGAAACTTGAAAAAACAGAAAGAGCTATTGAGCGACTCAAGAAAGCATTTTTATTTGATGATGACGGACTTGACGAGAAGGAATTTCTCGAAATGAAATCAGCGTTGGAGATTGACCGAGTGAAGATTGAAAATGAAATAAAGGGAATGGAAACAGAATCAATTTCCGTAAATGTAAATCAAGTAGAGTTCATTAAAACAGCATCGCAGTATCTTCTCATGCACGAAATGAACAAAGATGAAATAATAAATTACAAAGAGCTTGCGATCGCAGACGAGGATTCCATTAAAAATCTTTTCAACTCAGTGCTCGACCATATAACCGTAATAGATAAGCATATCACTGAAATAGTATTCAAAAACGGACTCACGCATAAACTACTCTATAAATAACAAAAAGCCCTAGAAATCAACGTTTCCGGGGCTTTCTTCCTGTCTTTATCAATTCTGTGTTGCCAGTACCATCTGACAACCAAATGTCGTCACACACGCAGTTAATGGACGCCCCAGTTTCTCAGACATTTCAGCAACGTATTCTTTTGCTTTTTCCATAAAATAATACTGACGGGCAGGTTCTTCCAACGGTGCATTTTCCACCAGTTTTACATTTTCAATTATTTCTTTCAT